ATCAGTAATAACAGTTCCTTCTGGCAACATATTTTCAGATGCAGTATTTTTAAATGTTTTAACATAATATGTGCCGTATTTAGGAGTTGTATTATTATAAAATATAATCTGTGGACTAACATATATTTCATTAGTAAAATTGCTTGGACCAAATTCGTTTATTGGAGTATTAGCTATTACATCTGTAAAAGATACTGTTGCTCCTGCATTTCCAATAGTGCCAATATAGACTGGATTTGGATCTCCAGAAAATGTTGATCTATAAATTTTATAAGCTGCTGCTGTAGGAGATGTTGTTATAACAAATGTAACTGTAGTATTTGTAACATTGCTTGTTAATATCCATTCATCTGTAGGAGTAGCACTTAAATCAATTCCCGCAGTTTGTCCATTTGATCCGATTGGAACAATTCTATAATAATAAGTTGAACCACCTGTTGTTGAAGATTGAACACTTGTAACTGTGCCAGGTAATCCATAAGTTTGAAATGCTTTTGATTTAACCCAAAATACCATTTTGTAAAATCCAGTTGATGCTGTGCTAGACACTTTAATATTTGCTGAAGTTGATATTTGAGAGTTGTATCCAGACATAGTAAATCCTATGCAATTTGGAGTTGGTCTAACTCCAGTTACTCTTCCTAGTCCCGTACCAGTTGCAGCTGTGACTCCAGAACCACTCCAAGATCCAGATGCTGTTAAATCAAGTGTGGGATTTAAAGTTGCGTTAGAAACAATTTCGGAACTTTTGCTAGACGCTGTTACATCTGGTTGATAAAAAGCATTATAATTCCATTCAGCATATACTCTTGGGATTAAATTAATTGACTGGGATGATGCAAAAGTTTGTTTTGCGGTAGCGTCAGAAGGATTTAACATTAAGCCTCCGTAAACTGAATATTTAAATCAACATAATCAGTTAAAGTTAATCTGTTTTTGATATCATATTTAAAATCAGTCATAAACACTTGAATTATGTCTGGAGTAGTAAGTATAGATGGAGTATGGCTATTTCCAGTGACGTTATCTTTTGCATATGTTATTTTTAAATAAATAGGAGTAAATGCATATTGCTCATAAAAAGCTTTCATAAATCCCGCTCCATAGTTTCCATCAACAGTTGGTTTAAATGCTGCAAAGGATTGTCCAGATTGTGAACTAACTGTTTGTGTAGCTGATGGAATATATGTCCAAGAACAATCTATAATTTTTTTAATAGCAATTACATATTTTCTCATAGTTCCATTTGCCATTCTTTGCACAGTTTCAATTCTTTGTGGAACAATTTGAATAGGTGCTCTGTTATGATCAGTTAATGGATACCAGGTTCCTGTTGTTCCATTCCAGTCAGTAGATACCTGAAGCCCTGCCACAATTGGATATGCCATTATTTAACTCCTATCTTTCTTGCGGTTACTTGTTTTGCATTTAATGTTTCAAGTTTACGAATAACCATTTTTGCTATTTCATCTGTATCAGATCCTTTTGGAGGATAGACATTAATAGTATTTCCTCCAATGTTTGTAGAGCTAGATATAGCTTCTGACAAATCTCTTGCACTTCTAACTCCCAAACTTGAAGCTGGAATTGCATAACTCTTATTGTTGATTGCATCCATAAAAGGCTTTCCATATCTAGACACAGCATCTGCTTTTATTACATATTCCCCATTAGAAAGCATAGCAGGAATCATATCAGATTTAGGTCCCCCAGGTCCCACCATTAATCCAGATGCTGCATGTATAATTCCACCATTAGCCAATGCTAGTGAGAATGCTCCACCTCCAGTATATCCTGTTGATGTTCTCGTAGTGCCTAATGGGATTGGACCAACAAATGTGCCACTAGTTGATGGTGCTGGAATAAGACTTGGTGGATTAGGGACAATAGTTCCGAGTTTTGGAGTAGTTGATGTTGTTCCTAATCCAGGCAATAGGATACTTGGACCTCCAGGATTTACTGTTTTTGGTATTACAGGTGCTACAGGAGTTTTTGGTGTAGGTATTGTAGGTGCTACTGGAGTTGGTGTACCACTACTACCACCAATACCAACTATTGACAATAAACTATGTACCCAAGAAATAATATTATCTTTTATACTAGTAAATAGAGATGTGAGAGGACTTTCTTTTGGAGGATTAAATACTGTTTCTATGGTTGATTTCCAATTATCCTTAACAATTGTCCACAAAGATTTAGCACCTTTTACAACAGTTTGTTCAAAATTATATAATGTTTCAAGTGTAGTTTTCCATTTTTCTTTAATAGTTGTCCACAAAGATTTAGCATTTTTTGGTATATTTTCTGTAAAATTATACAATGTTTCAAGCGTAGTTTTCCAATTATCTTTAACAAATTCCCATAAAGATTTAGCACCTTTTTTAACAATCAATACTGGATCAAAAAGAAGATGAATTCCTTCTGTCCAAAGATTTACTATTGTATCCCATACTGTTGATTTTTTAGTGTCTTTATTATTATCTTTTTTACCTGTATTAATTCCAAAGAATGATAAGATAGCATCTTCAATCCATTTTAATATTGATAATAGCCCGCCCCAAACTCCCATAAATGGAGGTTTAAAGAAATCTTTTAACCAATTTTTAATAGCATCTAATATTGAATCCCAAAAAGACTTATCTGCTAGTTGTGATTTTAATCCTTCAATTAACTTTAAATATTTATTTCTAACACTGACTGCAGCATCTCCAAGTCCAGACATAGCATTTTGTAAATTCTTTTGTGCATCTGCTAATGCTTTATCTTCAGCTGCAGTACTTATGACAACTGGTTTTCCATTTTTCTTTGCATTTAATTTATCAATTTCAGCTTGTAATACATCAATCTTAGCTTGCGATGCTTTATCAGCTTGTGCTTTAGCCAACGCCATAGAATCTTTAGTTTTTTGAATTAAAAGATTTTGTTGAGCAGTAGCTAATGCAATTAGATCTCCCGATCCTCTTGCTTTTGCAACTTCAGCATTAAGATTCATTTGTTGCTGTTGTGCTTCAATATTTCTCATCTGAGCATTGTATAAATCATCACGAGCTTTAATTTCTTTTTGAATTGATTTAATTAAATCTTCATCTGATTGAACTTTTGCTTTATCCGCTTCAGTAAATGTATCTCCTGCAGCAGCCTTTGCTGCTTTTGCATGTGCTGCATCTGCTGCTTTCTGTGCTGCGTCAAGGGCAGCTTGAGCTTTATTAGTATCACTAATAATTGCATTTTGATATTCTTTAAATCCTTGAGTTGCAAGATCTAGGCCTGCTTGTCCTGCAGCTGCAAGTGCATTAATTTCTTTTTGAGTTGTAATAAATCCAGCTTGATACATTTGATCAATTAATACAATATCTTGAAGTGCTACTTTATTCTTTTTTAAAGTTTCATTGTATGCTGCTAATATTGGATCTGATGCTGCTATAGTACTGTTAAAAGTTTTATAGGCTTCATTTAATTGTCCAGCGGAGACTTTATTATCATCAAGTGCTTTCTTCATATCTTGAGCTTGCTTTAAAAATGTCGGGCTTACTAATTGCTCATAAGATGTTACAGGAGATGCTATTGTAGAAAATACTTTGCTTAATGCTTGAGATTGATAATATCCTTCATCTTTTGCTCTTAAACCTGGAATTAAAGAAAGCAATCCTTTGCCACTTAAAAGAGTAGACATATTACTTTGACTAGAGGTTCCAAACAAAAATCCTTTAATTTTATTTCCCCATGTATTTGATAGCGATGACATAGCAGAGCCTAATTGTAATGCACTGGCTACCTGCTTAGATAAATCAGTACCAGCTTTTTGCATATAAGTATCATATTGTGCATATTTAGAAATTGCTTCGCCAGTTGTTTTTGTCAATTTATCTTGAGATTGTGCTAATTCATAATTCAATGAAGATTCTTTAATCTTACCTAAATCTAATGTGATTTGATGTTGATTAGCAATATCAACATTTGTTCTATAAGACAACATGGTGTCTTTAGCTTTATCAAAACTCTTTGAAATTTCATCAGTTGCTTTTTTAGTTGCATTTGCAGCATTGTTCATCATTGTTGAAAATGCTCCTAGTGCTGCTATTCCTGCTGCTACTGGAATTCCTACCCCTGTTGCAGAAAGTCCCATCATAGAGGCTGTCATTCCAGCCATAGTTCCCATACCTATTGCAGACTGTGTAGTACCTTTTAATCCCGAAAGATCTTTCCCTCCAACTTGATTTGGAATTGCTCCTATTAACATTGGAGCAAGCATACTTAAGCCCATCATTCCCATTGAGCTTCCTGCCATACCTTTTAATCTGGATAACATTCCAACTTGTGCTGCACTTGTACCCGATGAAACAATTGGAAGCATTCTTGCTCCTGGAGGAGGAGTAACTCCGCCACCCATTCCTGGCAACATTAATTGTTCTGCTATTCCAGCTCTTGCAGCTTGACCAAGTTGTTCTCCAGTTATTTTCATTTCTGGAATTACTGTTTCTGCTCCTGATTTTAAGAATCCAGCAATTCTTGCAAATACTGTTGAAGGAGATGCTACTCCAAATGCTGCTTCAACTTGTGTAGGGAACATTGAAATTTGTTCTGCAGCTCTTTGTGTTGATTGTGCAGTTTCAAGTATTGCAGTTTCATATAGATTTGCTGCTCTTGCAGCTCTTTGATAATTATCTGGCATCTGATATTGAATATCTTTAACTCTTGTTCCAGATATGTTTCTTGATGTGTTTTGCATTTCTGCAACTCTTGTATTTGTTCCTCTAACAAATACCTGTGTCCCTCTTTGTTCCCACTCTCCTGAAGCAAGTTTTTCATTAACCATTGCTGTGCCAGGATTTATTCTTACTTGACCAATTTGTTGCGATGCAGTATCTAATGCTGTTGCAACTTTTGCTGCAGCTCCGCCAGCATCTTTCCATTCAGCAATTAAACTTTCTGTTGCAGCATAAATATCTGCATCTCTCAAAGTTTCTTTATCTAAACCTGCAATTCTTTCTTTTAATGCTCTTTCAAATTGCTTTAACAGTTCTTTATTTTCATTTGTTAAACTTAAACCACCTAGTTTAGCTGAAGTTAAGAATCCTAATTCATTCCCTCCACCAAACATTTCAGCAAATTGTGTTTTTGTAGCTTTTCCACTTCTTAATAAATAATTTAATCTTCCTTGTACATTTGTATTTACAAGATTAGAAACAATTTGAACTATTGAATTTCCTCTTCTAGTTGTCATTCCTTCAAATTGTCTTAATTCAGGATACATAGCCATTATTGATTCATATTGATCAGAACCTGGTCCAAAATTTGGAGCAGCATGTGCTGCATGCAAACCATCACTAAATCCTGGAAGTGTTCCTTGAATAATTGCATTTACAACTGGAGCATATCTTGCAGTTTGTGCTTTAGGGATAACTGCTTCTCCAGGGGTAAGCATTGCTGCATATGAATCTGAATTACCAGTTCCTGGAACTATGCCACCTGTTGCAAATCCTGGTAGTTTAAATTGTCCACCTTTCATTCCACCCATAGGAATACCCATTGATGCAGCTTGTGCTACAGCTAAGGCTTCAAATTGAACAGTTAAATTTCTAATTGATTGATTTAAAATATCAAAAGCTCTGGCATTACTTGTTACAGCTTCTGGCATTAATTCTAGCTGATTTCTTGCAGCTATCATTCCAGCATCTAAATTTTCATAGAAGTTACGCATATTCTGTATGCCAGCTGAGAATCTATTTTGAGATGCTCCAGCTTGATCCATACCCTGCTTAAACATTCTAATATAATTAGCACCCTTTAATAAGTTACCAATTAAGTTAGCAAATAAACCTGTAAGCATTAATATTGGACCAACTAATACTAATCCCGCAACTCCTGTGCCAAATATTTTACCAATTAATCCAGCTACTGGTCCAAGTGTGTGTCCTATTGCTTTAAACACATTTAATAATTTATCAGCAACATTACCAATTCTTGAAAATGCGTTTAAGAATGATTGTCCAATTGGAAGTAAATCAGCTTTAATTGTTTCTGTCATTCTCTTAAATCTGCCACTAGCTGACTCTGTTTGTTGCTTTAATTCGTTAGCAGCAAGATTTGCTAATTCTGTACTTGATGCACCCATTAAATTAAATACAGTTGCAGTTTGACTTCCCGCTTTATTTATATTATCAAGTAATGCTTGAATTCTTGCAAATTGGAACTTTCCAAATAATTTTTCAATAAGTTGAGCTTGTGCAAGTTTATCTAAATTTTTCATTTGATCTGCTAATGCTTTTAACATCAATATTGGCTTTCCGCCAGTTTCAGATGTCATTTTAGCTAAATCAATATTGTATAGTTTAAATGCATTTTGAGCATTTTTAGTTGGATTAATAAGTGAAGCAAGTGCTGATTTAATTGCGTTAGCACCTTGTGCTGCAGGAACTCCCGCTTCTTTCATGGCGACCATCATTGCTGCGGTATCTTTAAATGATCCTCCTAATTGTTGAACAATTGGGCCAACTCTAGGAATTGCATCTACAAGATCTTGTAGAGATGTTGATGTTTGGTTTTCTACAGCATTCAAAAAGTTAACTGCATCAGATAAACCTTGAGTGCTTAATTTATATACATTTTGCAATGAAACTGTAGCCTGCATTGCTTGTTGATGATCAAGTTCACCCAATGTGGCAAGTCTAATTGCTTCTCTTGTAGCATTTACAAGATTTGCTCCTTGCAATCCAGTTGCTGCAAGATCTGCAGACATAGCAGCAGTTTCTTGCATAGATGTTCCTAATGTTCTTGCCAAATCATTACCAAGTGCCATTATTTCTGATCTAATTTGTTTTAATGTTGCTTGTGTTGGTTGCAATAATCCAGTTCCATAGACTTTTTGCATTCTTGTTAATTCTTTATCTACTTGCAAGAAAGCATTTGAAACTCCCGCTCCAAACATAGCGAGAGGCATTGTCAAACCAACTGTTAGCTGACGACCCATCCATTGGGTATTTTTACCAAAATCAATAACTTTCATTGCACCATCATGCAGTGCTGTATTTAATGCTTTTTGATAAAAGATTGCTTTTTCTTGTGCAGTAACTACACCATTAATATCTGTTACTAATTTTGCATAACCTGGTTTAAGTGGATCTGCAATAGCAACAGATCTATTTAATCTTGCTTGAGAAGCTGCTAGAGCATCAATTTGTTTAACAGTTCCAGCAGCACTCTCACGCCATATTTTATAATATTGATTTAAACTTAATTTGCCAGACTCTAGTTGTTTACCAAATTTAGTAACACTGTCTGTCATTGCAACATGTTGAATTGTAAAAGCACGAGTTGAAAGAATAGCACTGTCAAAAGCAGATTGAGATGCTTTAATATCTGAAGCAATACCTGGAGCAAATGGTCCACCAACAGCTAATTTCTGTAATGAAGCCATTGCTTCTTTAAGTTTTGCTACTTCTGCATAGACTTGTTGAAATTGTGCATTAGCTACAATATTCAACTGAATGTTATTCAACTATTAACCCTCCACAACATGTCCAAGACCTAATCCTATTCCAAATCCATCTTGCGATGCTCTGAAACCTTTGAGCTTGGCAATATCTTCATCTTCTGTAGATGAATCTTCTTCTAAGTCAACTCCTACTAATGCTGCTTGAAACTTTTTATCTCTTGAATCTTTTTCATTAACAGCTTTAAGTGTTAACATAAGTTCTTCAACAGATAATGAAGATTCTAGCTCTTCATAGTTTCTCCAGTGACCTAGGAGAAAAACTTCAGACTCTAAAGTGGCGAGATCTAGAGATTCCCAGTTAGATTCGCCCCTGGGAAGTTTGGGTCGTCATTATTAAGTTTCAACCCTCCAGCAACTTCAAGAATTTTCATAAGTGTAGGAATTTCAATAGTATCCTCAAACTTATCTTTATCTAAGGCTAACTCTGGTGCAAATTGCTCCATGCAGACCATTCCAGCTTCAATGAAAATTTCCATTGCTTGTTCTTCAGTTTCTACTGTTTTATCTTGTAGCTTTTTTACTACCGCCAAAAACTTCTTTAAATTTTTAATTGTAAGTGGTTTAATTGTAATTGTTTTTTCATTAGACAACTTAATTTCAAGTGTCTCATATACTGTTGTTGGCATATTTCTCCTTTGATTACCTAATTAGAATTATAGCAAATTATGAATGAAAAACATAAATCCCCCCATTTCTGGAGGGATCATGTTAATACTAAAATGTATTATTAGAGAGTTGAATAAACTCTGTCTACGATAACGCCATATTCTGCACCATCGTAAGCATCGTTATCATCTGGTAAACAACGGAACTGAACTGGGAATACAGTTGCAGTATCACGCTTCAAAGCGTGAGAAGTTGTTTCTACTTGAACAACACGACGTGCCACATAGATACGCTCTTTGCTTGAATTACCTGACACATCTGTTCCACCAATAGTTCCTGGAGCATTTCCAATTGCAACGATTGAACGTTCTACTGGAGCATCACCAAGTGAACCTGACGCTAAGTTTAATCTAGCAGTGCTATTTGTAGCATAGCTAGATGAAAATGTATTTACGCTTGAACCTGTTGAACCACTGTACACAGTATATGCATCTGATTGACCAAATACTAAGTGAAGGTTTTCAAGAGTTCCTTCTGTAAGTTCTGTCTTAAGCAAGACTTTAATTGTTTGCTTAAAAAGACGAGCTGCATCAAGAAGTTGATCAACCATTACTTCGCCATATCCTGGCTCGTAAGAAATTTCAAGACCTGCGGTTGTATAACCAAGATCTCTCCATTGTGATGTTTGACCATTTAGGTATCCTGCTGCTTTTTGTGTTCCCCAGTTAAGATTACCTGCTCCAGGGACTGTTGTAGGACGTGAGCTACCTGTATTTACACTTGTGTAAAGTTGTGCTGCACCTACAATAATATTTTTAACATTTGCTGCCATTTATTTATTTCACCACCTTTATTTTTATAAAGTTTGGCTTAAATCTTCCTCGTAACACAATAATAGCATGACGATTTAATAAAGCGAATTTAGAACCTACCATTTGATGAGATTTTACGAGCATACCCATATGAAATAGATATTGTGCCTATTTGGTAATCTCCTTCAGAACTAAACGGTTCTGGAGACATAACTGAATCTACTGCTATGTGATGGTAGATAAATTGACTATTCCCGCCAAAATATGCATTTATATCAGTGGCACTATCATCATATCTACGGAATAGATCATGCATAAAACTTGTCAATTCATTTATCTTTTCATAATTCTGAGATATTACAGATATGGACATTGCTTCTTCTGTAAGCCACCATTGAACAGGAACTGCTTTTACTTCCCAATCATAAATCATATAACTCTTACCTGGAAGTAAATTATTAAATTCTGGAATTTGCTGGCTAGGGATTATTGGCACAAGTGGGTCATCAAATCCATCTGCATAGTAATTTTGAATATCTAGCAATCCAGCATCTTGTATTTTTTGCCATACAAAAGATCTTATATCAGCTGATGCTATTTGTGAATATATTGTCATATAACCTCAAGTCCCTGTGAATATTGTTTTAATAGATTAATTATAGCAGTTTTTACCTGAACAGGCCCCGCATTTTTTTTATTTAACACCTTTGCAATTTCATTATCAATTGACTCCATAATTCCAGATGAATTAATAATTGAATTTACTTTTGTATTAAACCAAACATTATAAAAATTCTCAAATGATCCTTTAACCGCTTTACCGCCTGGACTATAATTTCTAATAACTGTTCCAGCAGCAATAAATCTTATTTGTCCATTATCTGGAATTGGAATATTTTTAGATGCTCTATAAATAATTGGTTTACCAGATTCCATAATATTTGCTTTATCTCTAAATATATATCTTGATGCTACTGATTTTCCAGTTCTACCTGGCATTAATAATTCTGGAGCAACTGGTACTTTAGTTTTTGATTTAATGAATCCTGGTTTAACAACAAGTTTTCCATTAGCATTGCTATCTTTATATAAAAAGAACAATCTGCCTGCAGCTTTTCCTGTTTGATTCCATTCGTATACATGATGATATTTTTTAGGATTTGCTTTTGCTTCAAGATCCATAGCTTTTTTAAAAGCTTTCGCACTGAGTGTAAATACTGCATTTGCTAATTCTTCAAGAACAGCTTTTGAAGCTAGTTCCTTGACTCCGCCAACTTTTAAGTCTAGTTCTTTTTCTATATTTAAAATATCAAAATTATTCGCTTGTATTGCTATCATTTTGTACATGCACCCTCTGAAGAGTTACTTCATAATATGAGATTTTTCCAAATGGATCTAGTACTGCATGTGATGCGGTTATTTCAAAAATAGTATCTGGATTATCTATTTTGTCTATCTCTGTATAAACTTGTTTTCCATCATTTGTTCTAATGCTATGGATTCTCCAACGCTTAGACATAGGAAGCAACACTTTCATTTTAAGCTGAAGTTTTTCATCATATTCATTATGCTTACCAATATCAAATCTTTTGTTATCATAACGATTTCCGCCACCTGATGACTTTAAGGGTTCAATTTTACATTGTATAGTTTTATCATAAACCCATTCTCTTCTTACTGTTCCGCTTGAAGAAGATTGTTTATTTTGCTGCTTATAAATATCAGCAGTCATATTCATAATACTCTGTATCATTGAATTATTCATTAAATAATCACAATTCCCGTATTTCTATATGAATCAAGAACTGAATCTACAATAGCATTTCCAGTTCCATTAAATGCTCCATCAGCAAGTTCAAATGAAATTTCAGATAGATCAACTTTCTTAAGATACTTCTGTCTCCATTGTGAATCTTGTGCTAGGTAGTCTCCAGCAAGCACCACAGTCATTCTGCGTACATCTTGTGGGACATAAGGCCAACCCTTTTCGCCATATATCATATAGCGGTTTCCTGATCTAAATCTGCCTGAATATAGTACCGTTGGATTGTATGAAGGTTCATAATTTAAAATACCCTCATAGTCATTATTTATAATTCTTACTGCTTTGTAAGTTGGGGTTAATTCAACATTCCAGCCAAAATTATTGTATACTGGATTCTGTGTATAATCAAGAGTAAGAACTCCATTTTCATATACTTTTTCAATAGAAATCATTCTTTCAGTTAGCTCTAGGGCATCTGAGCCTGTTCCAAATATTTCTTGATCCCCCCAAGATCTTCCAAATTTTTGCTGAGTATAATTTTCAATTTGCATACGAGCAATAAATTCAGCTGCTTCAATCTCCTGTTCACTTCTATAATTTAAATCAGAAGGACGGGTTCCAAAGTTAAAATATTCAATAATATCTGATACAGAAGCATATGGAGTATAAACCTCATAAAAATCTTCTTGACTTGTACTATTTCCATTTATGCTATATGACCATGTAAATTTTAACACTCTATTTAAAGCAGTATAGTTAGGAAGTATATCTAGTGTATACTTCCCAACTTCTGGATCATTGTATGCTATAAGATTTGACGCTATTACAGTATCTGGGTAATCCGCATCAACAATAGTGACTGTTACATTCCCGTCAGCGTTTGTAAGTTCCTTTTTATAGTATATCTCTAGCTCTGCTGTATCAGTAGTGCCACGGACTATTTGATGCATTTATATCCCCCAAATTAGTTATAGAATTCTTGAGCCTCTCTAGGCGTTGCTGGGCGAAATCCTGGTTCTGTGTCAAAAATTCTTTGAGCTTCGTCTTCAGACATTGCTACAAATGGGTGCTCTTGGGTAAATGTATATCCATAAACTGTGTAAGATGGATTAGCTTTATCCATTCTAACCAAGATAGTCTTGCCCTTATCTAAAGCCACTTTCGCCTGCTTTTTAGGTTGTTCAAGTTCAACCTTTTCCGTATCGCTAAACTTAGCGTACTCGTTAAATGTAATTCCCTCATCTTGCATTGCCAATATAATTTCCTGTTTTGTGACCTTTTCTGGAAGATCTATTCCGAAACTTTGAGCAACTTTTTTTAATTCTGATATTTTCATTGTGTCAAAAGACATTATTAATCCTTTCGTCTCTAATAAATTATACCATTTATGTAATTAAAAGAGTAAGGGGAGCGTAATCGCCCCCCTTACATAGCACCTTAAAGGTTATATTAGAATGTTCCTCTTGCACCAGTGTTTGGATTAGATACCAAAGCACCATGTGTGATTGAACCGAATGTACCGAAGCTTGTGCCTGATACCTTAACATTCTTTACGATAACATGTGCGTCGTAGTTTTCGAATGCACAACCAACACGGATAAAGAGAGTATACTCAATTGTATCCTTCTTTGGCTGGAACAGACGATATACAACTACGTCACGCTTGATACCAACGATGAAGTTCTGAGGGAATGTCAAGTGGACATCACCAAAGAGACCTGCTGAAGCATCATAACCTGAATCGCCGATTGCACGGCCTGTAGAGTCACGAGTTTCATCCATCAATGGAACGTTGATTACTGGAATACCGAACGCAAATGGAGTAGTAGAACCAGGACCACCGTCGTTAGCAACTACGTCACCACGGATTACGCCAGAAGCGATATCCCATGGATTAACTGAACCAGCATTCGCTGTAAGATTATATAGATAATCTTGTACTAGGTTTGACCCTACGAAGAAGCGAAGTTGGTTACGGCGTTGCTTGTACTTACGAGGCATTGTCTTGATTGCTGTATTAAATACAGACTTATCCAATCCTTGTCCGTTACCATCAACAACGTGTGCGTTAGCAAGAGCTTGTGCACGGAAGCCAGCAAATGCTGACATCAAACCGCTACCACTACCCTTTCCATTAATAAGAACATCTTCAATATCATTACCTGCCTGTGTTGCCATCAGACGTGCAATATGATCTTCTAGATCTGGTCCTTCAATGTTGTCTTCTAGAGATTCTGCTGAAAGTTCCCAGTCAAGACGAAGCTTGCGAGTTGTTAGAGAGATCTTTGAGAATGTTGCACCTGCTGCAGTACCTGCTGTGTCAATACCTTGTGCATAATCACGAGGTAATTCTTCAGCTGCGACTGTCATTAAACGCTGTCCAACTGATACACGATCAATTTCTGTTGTATTTGAACGCATACGGATTGTACGAGCTGCCTTTGCGAGAATTGTTGCATCCCACATGTAATCAAGGAAACGATTAGCTTGATCTGGGTATAGGAGACCTGTACCTGAACCAGTTACGCCATCACCAGAAAGATTAGGATTTGGAGTTGTTCCGAGATTTGTTGTATCAATTACTTTTTGTAAAAGTTCATTGCTCATTATTTATTTCACCACCTTTGTTTTTGTTGATTTTTTATAGGTTTTGGACTCCGAGGAAGGATCCTTGCCAAATACTCTTTTGGAGTTTTGCGTCCTTTGGTGCACTATCTACCTCACCAATTGACTTCTTTACTGCAGTATCGTTTTCATAAGCTGAAAAACGCTTTTCTAGTTCTTCGAGTCTCTTGAAGAAATCAGCGATATTGTCTGTCAGTTCTTTTTTGATACCAGCAACTGCACTTAGCATTTCTGCACGAGCTGCATCTACTGTCTCAACTGACTTCTGAAGCTTATCATTTACGTCTACAGAATTCTTGTTTAGTGCTTCACCAAAGAGGTCTTGCAGATCTGTCAACATCTTTGCAAAAGATTCAGTTGAATCTGCGAGTGTGACGGATTTTTCTACGGCATCTTCTGATGCCTCTGCTGCTGGAGCTTCTGCTGCTGGAGCTTCTGCTACCTCTACTGTTTCTGCTGGAGTTTCTGCAACTTCTTCAGCAGGTGTGTTTGTTTCATCTGTCATGTTATTACCTCCTTTACTGAGTGAAGCATCTGCGTCACTCTTATTGATTTTTGTTCCATTATTGAACAAAACTTTTTTAGGTTCTTGATCAGGATAAAGATTGATTGTTGAATTTGAATCAACTACTCCTGCGTCCCCATCTCTAGTAGTTGCTGCATGGTCTGGACCTGGAGCATCATCTTTCTTTAAATAAGAATCAATAACTTTTTGAATTGAAACTGCTTTTTCTGTTTCAGAGCTTTCAATCCATCCAATTGAATTCATTCTTGATCCGCAAATAACACAATCTTTTGT